CAATAAGCGGGCCTACAATAATTAATGGTGAAGATCAAAATAATATTGTAGGTGATAAGTTACTTGAAGTACAAAATGGAGGGGTGTGTATAGGCACGAGATTGCAAGTAGCAAATGGTTTAGATGGGGCGACATGTACTAATGTTATTTGTGGTACTACTCAATTAAGAATAACAAATCATGATGGCCTTGCTACTTTCTGTGCCAATGCCTGTATGTTGTGTGATTTAAATGTTTGTGGAACTACATTTGTAGACGATATTAATGTTGCAGGTAATTTATCAGTAAATGGTTCAATTACTTCGCAAAATGATATAACAGCGTTTTATACTTCAGATAAAAGATTAAAAAATAATATTATTAAAATTAATAATTCAAACGATGTTATAAACAATTTAAATGGTTACACTTATGATTGGGATGAGAAGTCTGGTAAAATAGGTAAAGGTACCGGTATTATAGCACAAGAAGTTAAAGAGTTAATTCCATCTGCGGTAAGAGAAAATCAAGATGGTTACTTATCTGTCGATTATGTTCAATTAATACCTCACTTAATTGAAGAAGTAAAAAGTCTAAACAATAGAATTAAAACCTTGGAGAACAAATAATGGCTAAATTAACAGGAGAAAATATAAACGAATCGTATGAAGGCATACTTAAAACTATTAATAATGGTAAATTAGACGGAGGACAAACTACTAGAATAACAGACGCTTTAGGTTGTTGTTCTGCTATAAGTTTAGGTTCAGGTGATAGTAATTCCTTATTTCACGGTTCATTAGTAAGTAGTGGTCCATTTTTAGCATGTCAAGGTATAACTACGAATACTGATGTTTGTGTTAAAGGTAGTCAGACGATAGATAATAATTTAATAGTTTTAGGCGACACAATAACAGATGGTCTTACTGGTGGTCCTTTTTTATTAACTGGTGCTGGTACATTTAATAATGGTATATCTTTTAATGATTGTATATCAGTTTGCGGTCAAAGCAATCTAAGAAATACTTGTATCTGCGGTAATTTATGTGTATCTGGAACTATTAACTCCGGAGCTATTAATTCTACTGGAGATATAACAGCTTTTTCTACTTCTGATAACAGATTAAAAGATAATTTAAGTCCAATCGATTCGGAAAATTTTGTTAGTAATTTGACTGGTTATGAATTTGATTGGAATAGTAGATCTAAAAGATCTGGAAAAGGTAAAGGTATATTAGCTCAAGACTTATACAACATTGATGAAAGTTTAGTTAGAGAAAATAGTGATGGTTATCTAACAGTAGACTATACAAGTCTTATACCAGTTTTAATTGAAGAGGTAAAAAGATTAGGTAAAGAAATACAAGAACTTAAAAAACTAAATTAATTTAAGATTATTATACTAGTTACCTGGTCCAGGTTCGTAAAAATGAAATGTTCCAAATCCAGAAGTACCTAAAAGAATTGTATCGGTAGCAGAAGTAGTTGAGACATGTAATTTACCAGATTCAAATTTACCGTAAATAAAATCACTAGTTGTTTCAACCCCATCTATTACCTTAAAATTTATATCAGGAGATGTGAAGAAAAAACTTCTATTTTTATATTGAAAATCAGGGTTATTAATATAATTAGCTTCATTTTCTAATGGTGAGGCATTCTTATCGACGGTTAAATTTATTTTATAATTATTAGCAGATAGTAATCTGGATGTATGTAATGTATTAAATCTAGTGATATAAAATTTAATTGTCCCTTCACTTTCATTTTGTTGGGTACCATCCTGAGATAAAAATATCTTATCTGGTACTGCATCCTTTACATTCAACATATAGCTATCTTTGGACCTAAAAAATGAACCTGCACTTGAAACGACAACCAATGTTATAGGGAAATTACCTGATGTTTTGTATTCATGAAAAGCAGATAAATCGTTTTCAATTATTGTTCCATCACCAAAGTCTATAAAAAAATTAGTATCAGAAATGGTAGGATCAACAGTTAAAAAATTTGGTATTGCATAAATTCCTCCTAAACTACCTGAATATATACGATCACCAGTAACTGGGGTAGCTGATGTATTTGATAAAGTAAGATTAAAATCTTTATCATATATATTCAAAGGTACATCAATACCTGATAATGGGCTGTAGTCTTTATTGAAACTGTACGACATATTACAAATTCTCTATAATAATATTAGATAATATTGATTTACCTTTTAAATACGGGTATTTAAAAAATGGTAATAATAAATCACTAGAAATTAATTCAATATCATTTTCAGGGTATATAGGGTTTAATGCGAGAAGATTAATACCATCTACCTCATTAATTGTTTGGTTGTTTATAATTCTTCTTGTTCGTATTTGCTCAACCCCACCGACTTGAAAAATTTGGTTGCTTAAATCTTTTAAACTTACCAAACTACCTAAACCTAAAGATTCGAAGTAATTAACAAATATATTATTAATTCTTTCTTTAATAGCTTCTGTACTAGTATTACTTAAAATATCCCTCTTAATAACTAAAAACGATTCATTAGATATACTTGATGTAATGTCATCCGGGGTTTGACCAGTTCTTACACCTAAACTAAATGATGTGTAAACTGGATCAACAGGTACAACATTTATATTGGCTTGCTGCTGTTGTCGAAAAGAATTAACAATAGATGATTTCTGAGATGTTGTAAGATAATTTAAATTATCATTTGCATCTACATTGTTAAATTTAGAAACTAAAAATAGGTATATGTTATTTGCTTGATTAATAGAATTAAAATTAACTTGATTGAATAAAACTCTACTATCATCGTTCGGTTTATTTAAACCGATATTTAAGAAATAATTTAAATAACTATCTACATAATCATTATTATTAATAACTTTAAAAGATTTTAGAATTTGTGAAAAGTTAGCATCTAAAAAATTGTTATAATCTTTTAAAGTTATAATTCTATTTTGAAGTTGAAAGTTTTTAGAAGCATTATTTCTAATACTTTCAACATCTTCTTTTAAAATTGGATCGGTTGATTGTAATGGGTTTGAAAAACTTAAAAAAGGGGTCTGATTTAATCTTATAAAATTAAAAGTACTATCATAAATATCCCTACTAATTTGTGTAAATCTTGGAGTTACATAAAAATTTAAAATATTACCATCTAATATTCCTGGTGAAATAACACCAGTGGCACCTGAGCTTTGAATATAATATATAAGAATACCATCACCTTCATTTAATTTTTTACCGAATATACCGTTTCCAAATTTAAATTCATAAACTCCGTTCTCATTTAATCTTTTTTCATAAACTGTAGAATCTGGACCTTCTAAAAATAAACTCGTAGTTTCAGTAAATTCTACTATTTTTTTAGTATTAACATCTTGAATAAAAATATCAATCGAACCACTGTCGATATTAATTTCAACACTATTATCACTATTTTTAACTGCTAAAGGTACAGATTCAAAATCTTCACCTAATGCAAAAACTTGCGGATATTCAATATACTGCCCTTGTCTTAAAATATTTTCACTAGAAAAATTCTCCAATGCTTGGTCACCATCTACTGTTTTATTAAAAGTACAATCATCTATAAACGAATAATAGACACCTCCAGCAACAAAATAACTATATCTTTGTATGGTATATGCATCTTTAGGAAGTTCACTACTAGCAGTCACATCAAATGTGAGTAAAGATGTTTGATAGCCTTTCGGTTTATAATCAATTAGCTTAACGATTCTATTCATATTTTCATATATACTAGTATCGGTAAACATTGTTTCAGAAGAAGTTTGATTTAAGTAAAATAATAATAAATGATAGCTATAGGCAATAACGTCAATAATAGATGACATATTACTACCTTCAAAAGATTGGTCAGTGTATATACCACCATCGTTAAGTCTTGTTTGAATTAATTCCTTTAGTGATTTAGCATCAAAAGCTGCATAAGCATCTCTTGATAAACTAAAATCAGTTAAATTTTTTATTGCCATAATTATATTTAATTAAAACTATAAAAACCAGATTTGTTTAAACGGCCTTTTAAGTTAAGGGGTCTATTTTCAAACTCCGGAATATTAATTTCAATATCTAATTCATATTCTTGCTTTTCAATATCTGCAGTTATTTCAATAAATACTATTTTAATTCTCGGTTCAAAACCTGCAACAGTGTTGTTTATATTCTCACCAATAACAGTAGCTCTTGCTTTCGATACCGGTAAAAATAAAAGGTCTCCAAAATTCATACCGAATTCAGGATTTAGTATTTTTTGCCCTGGAAATGTTGTAATTAGATTTATTAATGAATTTCTAATTGCTTCGAAATTTATCGATGTATTTAAATCTTTTAAATTTTCAGGACTATTAGCATTATCACCTTTAACGATACCTACATTAACGTTTAAATCAATATCTTTATATATAATATCTTCTGTTTGTTTCCTTAAAGGCTCTAAAATGTTTAGTTTAATTGGCATATAGATATTTAATTAAATTGCTTAGTAAGTGTGGGGTAATGCGACTGTCGAAGTTATACTTTCCACTGTACTGTCTCCCCAATTTACATTAATGTCTGAATCATCGAACCTAGCCGTTACTACTACAGTTGCACCTGGTACAATTTTATCAAAATTTAGTATTTTACCAATACGTGTTGGTATAGGTTCAAACGGTGCGGTTATAGTAGATGTTGTAGTATCTTGATCAATAAAATTGTAAATTGTATTATTTTTATCTATTAAATTGCAAATATAACTATCTACATTGTTTTTCTGACTATTTATTATTCTTAAATTAGATGGGGTTAAATCTGCAGCAATTTTAAATAATGTTAAATTTACGCTGGCAGTTTTACCATTTTCGTAATAAAATTTTATTACCCCAGTCGAAGAGATGCTACTATTAAACGATGTATAATGGTGAGTAAAGTTATCTAATTTTAAACTACCAGATGGTAAAAAGTTAGAAAAACGGGTTTCAGTACTACCATCACCATAATTAATATCAGCTTTATATAAACTTATCTCATTAGAATTTTGAACCACTCGATCTAAAATAAAGTTAACACTTACATTACCTGAATATGCAAATGTTAATGAAGTAAATGTATCAGTACTTGGAAAAGGAATTGGTGGTAAAATAATGTCTTTATTACCATATAATACATTTTGATTAAAATTACCACCACTTGGTGAATATATATTATATGTTGTATTATTACCCTGAAATCTTACCTTTTCATTTTCATAAGGTATAACATTATCATTATAATTTGTGTATAATATATTTTTAATTTGTTGAACTTTATCATTAACTATCCTAAAATTAAAATAATGTATAACTAAATTATCCTTATCCGTAGTATCGTATATATTTTCACGCGTGAAAGTAGTAGTTAATAAAAACGTATTATCATAACTATTAAAAGTTAAGTTACTATTAGATAAACTTTTAATTTTAATTTGATTATCAAAGGTAAAAGCTTCTTTAAAGTAACTTGATGTTTCATTATTTCTTGTACTGATTTCTTGTATAGTCTTTTTATTAGTATCATACTTAAATAATTCAAAGTAAAAACTATTAATATATGGAGAGTTTAAATCATTAAGATTTATATTGAATTTATAAATTGAATCGTTATGATAACAATCAGGGGTTATAAAAGATATATCCGTATTATCCTTTTTAATTATTAATGGTGATGATATCTGTTCTATATAGTTACCATCGTATTTAAATGTATCAATAATAGAAAAGGAACTTAGATCTATGCTAATGGTGTCTTCATACACATTTATATCTGATATATTACTGTTTATAATTTCATTATATAATTGTGAATTATTTTTAAATTTATCATATATTAAATTAAAACTGGAAGCAGTTAAAGGTGTTAATGCTTTTGTAGTTGCATCTTTAATAAAAATCTTTTTAAAAGTATATAATTTATCAGTCAAACCTGATAAACCTTCAATATGATCTATACCTGGAAGAAAGTATCTATTTTCAGATAAATCAATTGTATTACCCGATTCAAACGCAGCTTTTTGTATAACTGTTGTATCAGATGTATTTTTAATTACACCTTTATTGGTTATCATTTGAATATATTCATTACCATATATATCTGTCTCTATTTTATCTACAGAACCGTAATTAGTGAGATCAGTTATGGTATCACCAAAGGTACCATTATTAGTTATATTAAGTCGTCTATTTTCAATAGATTGATATGAATGAAAATAATGATTTCTTTCGTTTGCTTTTACAGTAGATCGGGAAGAAGAAGATGAAATATTTTTATAACTGCTTTTATCAAAATAAAAGTTAAAGGGGTTGTCTCTTTTTGTATTACTTAAATTAACAACATCACCATATTGATCAGGGTCTGGAAATATATAACAAAAATTATCTTTTAATTCGGGTTTTATTTTTTTGATATATTCACCATCTACTCTTAAAATTGAAAATTTAGTTGGGTTAAAAAATAAACCAATATCTCTTTGAAATCCGGATGGGTATGCTTCTTTAGCTAGCGTTGAGGCAAAGTTAATGTTAAAGAAATTTTTAGCTTTATTTTTAGCCTCAAATAATTTACCTGAAACAAAGTTTGTTTCAGTTGTACTTAGATAGTAATAATCAGTACCTACCAAATGCTCAGCTAGCTCAGCTTCATATAAAACTCTATATGTATCGGTCTGGCTAGTAATTTTATAATCAATAAAATCATCCCTTTGTAAAAAACTAGTATTTACTTCATTGAATTCAACTACAAGATTGTAGGGATTTAATTCAGAAATGGTAATATTATTATCATTTAAAACATCTACCAATGCTTGATCTATATCTAAGAAAGCATTTTTATTTATATCATTGGTTATATATGTTTCGTTTGGATTGACCGATGCAGGATTCACATCAAAATAATCATTAAAGGTATCGTAACCTAATTCAATATCAATATCTAAAGCAGAAAGAGAAATTATATTACCAGTGTAATCTGGACTAATAAAAAAATTATTAATATTATTTCTAATTTGATCCTTTACACTTAAATTACTACCTTTACCTTGTTTATCTCTTAATTCTCTTTGAAAGGTATTTCTTTTTTCTCTATAATAGTTTAGTATTTCGACAATTTTATCTCTGTAAAACGGTATAACTTTAGTAAGTGAATCATCATCGTCTAAATTAATTGTATTAAAAAATCTACGTTGTTCTTGACTTGAATATTTTAACGTTAAATCATTAAAAAAGTTTTTGTAAATTGCTTTTATGTTAAGACTATTACCCTTATTATTTTCATAATCACTAGTTTTCCATTTTTCTAAATATTTTTTATATTGGTTAAAATTTTCTAAATCATTATTATCTATAACTTTTACATAGTTAAGATACTCAACAAAATTGAAAGGTTTATCGACATCAAATTTATCATCTGATAACGTATTGGTTATACTATTATTGACTTTATATTCTGTAAATTTAATCATCTTTTATATTATTTAATATGGGTTAATAACTATATGTCAACACCTAACACTGTTCCTGATGCTTCGGCTGCGGTCTGCTCCTCGTCAACAATTATTCCACCAGAATCAATAGTTCCGGTGAATGTATTACCTTCGGTAATCGTTTCACCAAGTTCATTTACCGTATCTGAAATCGCACTTGGTATCTCGGTACCGTCGAAAGCTGGAGGAGCAGGTGTCGGTGCCACTGGAGTCTGTGTATTTATTGTAGGTGGTAACGGTGCTTTTATTTCCTCAACAGTAATTCCAGATTTTTGAGTGTTAAACTGAGGTGATGCAATAACTCTATTCTCACTATTTATACCTTGATTTTTGGCTGAGTTACGTGTACTTTCATTTGAATCAGTTAATGTCAATGGTATATTTTCAAATGCATGAGTATGTGGGTATGTAGCAATTGTATCTGGTAATGATGGTGTACCTGGAGGTCCAAATCCACCTCCAATAACAGCGAATTGCCCTTGTGATGAACCATAAGCGACACACACATATCCA